TTCATGGGTTGTCCGGGCATTGACGGGTTTGCCATGCTGGAACGTCTTCATCAGGCCAAGTTGAACGGTAGCGGTAAACTGGAGCGTTTTGTCCTTGGCATCGATATGGAGGATGACGGCAGGCTGCTCGGGAAATACTACGATTATGGTACTTATACCTCCACCGGAGCGATAGACAACCGTCATTCCGGATTGCGTGGCAGGCTCTGCCTGACAAAGTACATGGATGACGAACAGGCCGACCGGTATCGTGAGCGGTATCCGGAACTGGAGATCGTACAACCGGCCTACAGCATCATCGAGTCGGACGAAAGCGCTCCGGACGATGCCAACATTTCCAACCCGGACAACGAGACCGGTTATAAGTATGGCAATACTTACGTCATGAATGCCCACGTGGCGGCGATCCTCAAGAAGCGCCACCGTGTGCTTGCCAAGGTGACGAAAAAGCCCACGAGCCGTAAAGTGGAGATGGCGGGCCAGACGGTTGACGTGAACAATCCGGACGGCGAGATGACCTATTGTCCGTTGGATGATACCAGCAGTAATAAATACTACGATGGCAGCGCAGCCAAACTTGACAGCAGCGAGGGCGACTGGATGATGTACGAACCGTTCTTTTGGTCGAAAGGTGTCAATGACTACCTGAACGAGAAATATTACAGCTGTTACAGTTCCAACGGCCCTGACGATATGCCTCCTGTTCCGGATGTGACGGTGCTGACGTTGGACGACATCAAAGACACGCAGGGCGGTTTCCTTACAGAGCGCAAACTTTTGAGTGGCAAACCCACGTTGAAGGATTCTTATAGCACGGACAAGACCTATTCAGTCTGCAAGGTGGATGTACAAGGCTATAAGCGTGTACGTTTTCCGAGTGTTCCCGGTACGGGTTTGGTCGGCAGTCTATTTGTTGACGGCTCCGGAAACGTGGTCAAAACCATCGTGGTCCCTACGATCGGTCTGAAGTTCGAGGCCGGCATGTACTTGATATCGGATGTTCCGGAGGACGCCACGGCCTTGCACTTCTCGATCCTGAACACGGCTGAGTTTGACAAGGTGGTTCTTTCCAACTCCGACAAGATCGAGGATATGGAGCCCGATTGGGTGGCCAACGAGGAACATCTTTGTGCGGTAGTAGGCAGTAGCGTGGTAGGTAGCAAGTTGCGTTCATGCATAACGGGTAATTCCACGACGGCCAGCATGAACTGGATCGACTTTCATTATTACTCGGTTCAGCGCGGTATGCAACAGATAGACGCGTTGATGCACTCCCGTATAGCGAACTTGTTTTACGCAAGATATGGCCGTCGTGACAGCCAGGAACAGTGCGGAGGCGGTCAGCATACGAACAATCGTATCACGGGCGGTACAGCCGGTTATGGTATGCAGGATACGATCGGTTATGACGAAGCGTATAAAATAAACGACAAGATCACGAATTCCATCGTGGACGGTTCTATCCACCAGTACGCTTGGTATCGTGGCCAGGACGAGTATGGTTCTCCGACCGTGACTCAGGTAAACAATATCAGTTGTCTGGGCTATGAGGATATCTACGGGCATAAGTACGACATGATGGACGGCGTAGATTTACCCAATGACAGCGCAAACCAGGGCAAGTGGCGTATCTGGATGCCGGACGGTACGACCCGTATGGTGAAAGGCAAGACCTCGAGCGACCAGTGGATAACGGGTGTCGCCCATGGCAAGTATATGGACGTGATACCAGTGGGAACCGCAAACGGCTCGTCCAGCACGTATTATTGCGATAAATACCACGTCTCTACTGCAGTCAGCCGTGTGGTCTATCGCGGGTACAGCTATGCG